TTATTTATTAACTTTATCTACTATATTAATTTAAAGAAAAACACCCTGCTAACAGGGCGTTTTTTGTCTTTAGTGTATAGTTTCCCGGGCGTGCTTGTTCCAGGCCGCGCGCGCCCATTCTCCCAGGATGGAATATGCCAGTTCGCGGCGCTGCTCTGGGGTCCAATCTGCGATGATATTTTCCACCATCACCTGATCAGGGACCCAGCGTTCGCGCTTGTGGGTGGCTGGTGGTGTATCCCTGGCGGGCTTGCCTTTGCCGCCAATGTAATGATGAGTCATTTGATCACCTGCCGCCACCTGGTTCGATCCAGTTCATGACCGGCTAAAGCCTTGCCAATCTTTACCATCATGACATCATCAACCAACTGCGGTTTGTTCTTGAAAGTCTGAATGCCTACTCTGACCAGGTCATTCACCGGCCGCCATTCACCCCATTGCTTGAAAAAAAATGGAATATCCTGGATATAGGCAAAGTCGCGCGCGGCCCTGGCCCAATCCGGGTTCATCGGCCTGGCTTTATTCCCGCTTTCTCCGCCACAGATCAGCCAGTTCAAGAAGTTCCAGTTTCCTTTGCCCCAATCCACCATGCCCAGCGCCGGTTCATAGGAAACCAGCGTGCGAAAGCCCAATTGACTGATCACCTGCAGGGGCTGCCTGCGCTCATCAGCCCGTTTTTGATTTTCCACGCTGGTACCGATGATAATATTCTGCGGGGCATAACCGGTGCTGATAAGGGGATGACCGTTGCTCGTAACATACTGGCTCAGCCATTGCGCTGCCCAGTCAATGCGTTTGGTCAGCACTACAAAATCAATATAGTTTCTGGTGGCCATGACATCAAAAACAGCCTTGATGTGGCGAGAATCTTGCCATTCTCCCAACAAATCAATCATGTCGCAAATAAAGAGTATGGGTCTGGAACGACCATTCTTAAATGGTCCCCGTGGCCGGAAATTACGCAATCGTTCAAGTTCCTTGGTATCCAGGTAATTGGTCACCTTCTCAAGATTTTGAACTGTGTAAGACAATCCTGTGCCCAGGCGTACGTTGAAAGTGCTGGCCCAACAATTGGCGCAGCCTTCAGATAATTTTACACAGGCGTGACCGGTCCTGATCGCCTTATTACCACCTGTCAGGGGATACGGTCATACTCAGCCCTGATCGGGTTACTGATGTAATCCGCCCATTCAATTTTCGTTTTAGTCGGCATTAGATTTTCTCCATAAGCTTAAATTCGATCACCCATACCCAGGGATTGAAATCCCAACCATAGCCGCGGCCAAAGTTGATTTCATCCCATAAAACGCTATACACTTTTTTAGCTGACTTTCCATAATGTCTATCTTGGGGAGCCCTCGTATCTACAAAATAATAACCTTCGTTGTCTATTTGCAGACCTTCAGCTATCGCGTCTGATTCGCTGATTTTCTGTACACACTGCACGCGAATATCTATGATTTCGAGCATGATACGACTGGCCACGCGTGGCATAAACATTGATGATTTCCAGGGTCTCGACAACTTAAAATCTTCTGCGCTCAAATCGGCAGCGTAAACAATGGCATTACTCGGAATGAAAATATCATCATCTTTCGAGCCAGCTTCAGGATGCGGTTGCCATGTCTCTTTCACCCAAATATGATCGCCAATCCAACCGTATGGGCATTTGCGTTCCTGGCTCCAATCCTGATCATTTTTCACACACCAGGCCCAATAATAGGGTTCAAAGAAGTTCTGACACTGCTTCCAACCGGTTGGTTGTGGCTTGATAATGCGCCGGGTCTGCGTTTTCATGCCAGCGAGCAGGGCCTTGACCATTTCAGCCTTGAATAATAACGGTGTCTCTTTCATAATGATCTCCTTTCACTCAAATGCCACGTGCGCAGCGTATCTACGTGGCTTAGTTTCATTCCAATCGATCGATCCGCCGCAAATCGAGCAGCGGATCCCAGTTACCCGGCCAATAATGACCGCGATCACATCCACTTGTTCGGGCATATCCTGACCATAATCAATCGCTTGGCGAAATAGTTCCATGATCTCAACCCCGTCATCGATGCGCATTCGACCCAGGATATGTTTGCGTGGACATGACTTGAACCCAATCGTTTCTCCGTCTCGGTTCATATCGCCGCCTGATTTAACATCCATGATGCCCATCCACACACAATTACACTGGCCCTGGGCAGCCAGGCAGCAGCCCGGATCGGGATCTCGATGCCTTCGCAGCATCCGTGTAATGTCATCTGCTCCGGAATGTTTTTGGAGCTGCCTGGTACAAATGCGGCGCCTGGGAATGCATCATAACGGGCCCAATATGTATCTGCTGCGTCCTGGATAATGGCGCTCAAGCGTTCACGGCCTGTGCGGCGCCAGAAAATTGCGGCGACCAGCTCGCTCTCGTCACCGGTCCAGCCCTGCGGCCGCAGCCGGATCGCGTCACGGTAGGGGTAATAAATCTCCAGTTTATGGCGTTGGATGGTTTTGCCCTCGCAGCTCTCGCCAAAGTCCAGAATCCAATCCTGGCTTTGTAAGGGCACGAACTGGGCAACTATATCCGCCAGATCGACCGGTGCGCCGATACGCAGCACTTGTAGATATTGCAGCCCTTTTTCATACTCGAATCTATTCTCAAGTAGGGTGTACTCGCTCATGAGTCCTCCTTTTCCGTGCCAATCCATAGATGACCGGGCAAGATATAACGTGCCGTCTTGACCGTCACAACGTCGACCTGTAACTGTAGTGGCGCAAGGCTTGCGCCATCCGCGGGCATCGCCGTGGGGTGAACCACGCAGAAGGTTGGCACCTGCCCGTATTTTTTTCGGAAATAGTCCGCAGCCTTGATGACCTTTTGTACAAGACTTAACTTCGGATCATTGTCAAACCACATCATTCCGGTATTCATTTTTGCTCCTTTGCGGCCAATTCAACGGGGATTAGCTTGCCAGTGTGCGCCTGTTTATGGATAGGACACTTCCCAGCGTGACCGCTGTACTGGTTTCTATTCAGCGTCTCAAAGCCACACTCGCATCGCCATAATGTCGCTGGTTTCGCTGCTACCACGCTGACAGGCACGCTTAGCGGCGCTTCCAGCGTCTTTGAGCGTCGCTTTCCGCTCGTTTCAGCAGGTTTCAGCGTCGCTGGTTTCGCTTCAGCGACACCCAGCGAAATCAGCGACTTGTCAACGATGCCTACAAGCGCAATTGAGACATCCATCGCTGACGCCCACAAGATCGAGAGCAGCATGCGCAAGATATTAAATCCTGCCAGTACACGCGCATCCATCAGCACATAGTTCACTGGTCCAATCAACAATGGCGACATGATCAGCAATCCGTAGAAGCCAAATCTTGCATACTTCTCCCTGTTCTTGCCAGTGATGCTTGGCAGCCTGGTGGCCACGTAAGCCAGGCTTAGGTTGATGGTCAGCCCTGCGAAAAGACCACCGATCTGACCCAATGGAACGCGCAAGACACCAAAGTCCAAAACACCTGCGCCGCCATCCATCAAAGCCCCCGCGCGCATATATTGCGTTGCCTGGTATAAGGCTGCCATGTAAAGCAGCACACTGCTGATTTGCAAACTCCGATTTTTCGCCATTTAGGCCTCCACCACCCCATTACCGTCCAGACCGGCCTGGGCGCCCAGACCCGTCACGACCGCGTCCAGACCGTCCAGACCGGTCTGGACATCCATTTTTATGGTCAAACAGAGCGCATTGTCCTGATCGGGCCGCACTTCAGCCAGGCCGCGCTGCTGCCAATCGGCCCGCACCCGCCGGGCAGCACGTTCGCCGAGACCATACTGCTGCAGAGCAGGCATGGTCATACGTCCCCGGTAATTCGCCCAAACAAATTCGGCGATCCGCTTTTCGGTATCCGTTAGACCATTAGAGTCAGTACGCACCAACAGCGCCTTGGGCACAAAATAGGTCTGGATGGTTTCCCATCGATTAGTCATAGCCCGGCCAGGCAGCACCAGACGTTCGGCGCCGGTCTTGCCCAACACTACATCAGAAATACGCTCGTTTGCCACACGCAGGCAGATCCGGGTTGTCATTTGCTCGCGAACCGGTCCAACGATGTCCTTGCTGAAATCCTGCCCGGCCAGTATCAGCCGGATCCCGAATTTCGCCGCGCGCCAGGCCACCTGTGTCGCGGCATTGGCAAACGAACCACGTACGCCACCTGTGCCAAGCACCGTGCCGTTGAACTCATCCAGAACGACCAGGACTGGCTGCAGGGGTTCTATGCTGCTCTCTTGCGCCCACTCGTTGTATTCATCTAGTCCGTCCGGAGAATTCCCCGCCTGGTCGTACAGCTTTGCGCGTTCGTTAATCAACTCTTGTACCCGGCCAATCACATGCAGGCAGCTTTCCAGGGTCTTGCCCACAGGGCAGATCAGCGCAGGATCCTGCTCAAATTTCGTAAACGTCCGCCCATCCGGGTCAGCCAGCGCAAGCTGCCAGCCTTCATCGCGCGCCTGGAGAGCCATGAGCCTGAGAAAATTAGACTTACCAAACTGGGTAATGCCAGCCACCAGTGTGTGATTGATTTCGCCATAGCCAATTTCAACTGCCTGGCCGCGCATATCCACACCTAACTGCATCACGCCGCGTCTCCATCCATGGAATTCGACCAACTTGGGCAACTGGGGTTTCTGCGACAACAGAATTCCATAGCGCAGCCCGGTATGATTGCCCAGGAAGACCGGCATGCCGCGCAAACTCGACGATAAATGATGCGCCGCGGCCTCATATGGTTCAAACTTTGGCAGCCGCCTGTCATCCAGGACAGCAAACAACCAGACCGCGCCCTGATCTGTGCGTGTCATTACCCAGCGTTCAATCAATGCCGGATCCGTTCCGGTGCGACTGCCAAGTACAGCTTCAACGATCCGCACAACTCGCTGCGCCTTTTCCATGTAATTATTCTGAATTGCTAACATTAGAGCTCCTCGCCGAGCTTTGTCTCGGCTTCATCGACCCATCCACGCACCTGCCCAGGTTCCATGACTTCGATGGCGGGTCGCGAAGTGGTGTTAAATGTCTGCGCCATTAAGCCAAATCCCTGTTTTTGAGCCTGTTGTGGTAAGGCATTGATCGCTTCAACGGCTTGCGCGCGCCGCGTAGTGCCTTCCTGCAGCTCCGGCGTCGCCATTTGTGGCGCTGAAATGCCATTACGATCCATCGTCAGGACCGGTGAGAACATCCGGTCAGGGACGATAAACTGCTTTCTACCATGATTAAATATCACCACACCAGGCATCATGCCGTTTTCATCGCGATCAATGGTCCCCACCTGGCTTTTGCGAATCGTCACAAAGATAAAGGCTGCCACGGCCACCACGGCAATCAACCAGGGCCCCCAGGCGATCACGCCATTTGTCATCCGTTCACGGCTGGCTGCCAGTTCTGCACTTTCAGCCTGCGCCTTGACCGCCGTCTGTTGCGCCTGGACAAATGGGGCCTGCTCGGTCTTGTAATCTGCGGTAGCCGTTTCACGCGCTGCGATCGTGGCAGTCAGACCCAATACTGCCTGCTGTGTCTCCGTATCCTGGGCTTCTGCCGTGCGGGTAGACTCAACTGCCATCCTCTGTGCTGTACCAGTCGCCATCACATAGGCCTGTTGGGTTTCCGCAACATGCGCCTCAGCTGTAGCAGTATCAGCTGCCACTTGAGCCGCCACAGTCACCTTCCATACCTGCTGGGTTGCCCCGTCAGCACGGGCCGTACCCTGCAAGTTTTCTCGATGTGCTTCCATTGTGGCCGTTGCATTCAGCACCTGTTGAGTCAATGTCAGGATGGCACCTAATGCAACTTCCGTCCGCTGGTTTTGTGTCTGCGTCATGTCATCGAACATTTTCTGCTCTAAATATCCAGCTGCAACCGACTTAATCTCAGGTGTAGCCGTCGCAGTTTTGCGAGTGGCTGCCGTGTTCGCATCTGGCATATTGCATGACATCAACGTCATCATCCAGAAGAGCAATAAACCGACTAACTGTTTTTTCATAGCTCGCTCCTAGAAATCAATATTCAGATCATCATCCACCGGCGCGCTGGTGCTGCTTGTCCGTTTTCCGTTGTTATTTGCTGCCATCATCTGCTGCATCATCATCATGCGCATCAGATCAGCATCATTCACCTGGCGCGGACCGCGCTCCTGGCCCTGCCACTGCGCATTTGGTCCGCTGCGCCAGGCGCGTTTTCCATTGCGCCGCTTCCACCATTGCCGTACCCAGGCTACACCGGCAGTGGCAATGGCAACTGCCACAATTCCGATGATAGTTTTAAGCGCCCAACCGCTAACCTGGCCGCCGATCACTTCAGCCATAGGAAGCTGCCCGGCGGCAGCTTGCGCATTCACCTGAGCCGCAGCGACATCCACTTGCCCGGCGCTCCATATCCCGAAAGCAAAAACGGCCATGACCGCTAATAACAATCCGAACAGTGCCATATCTGTTTGAGTTTTCATATTTCTCCAAAAAGTGAAGGTCGACCTTCACTAGTGAAGGTTGCACACCTCGCGACCTTCACTTTTCCAGAAAACAGCCGTTTTCCTATACAATAAAAATCTAAAATATATATACTTACTGGATAGGGATGTTCACTAACACTCACTTTTAGGGTTTTTAGCCCTGTTTTTGCCAGTTTTCCCATGTTTTTCATCCAGGGTCGGCCATTTTTGAAGCTTGAATCGGACCTTCCACTCCTAAAGTGAAAGAGTGAAGATCTCATCACCCCTTGGGCGGGTTGAAAAATTATTTTTAAAATCACGTTTTCGGGCATTAGACTTTCACTCCTTCACTAATTCGGCTATTTGGTTGTGTAATAGGTTGGTAAATCGTGCTGTACCAGACGCTTGGAAGTCTCGGGGTCATTTAAATTGATCTTTATCGGTCGTTTTTCAGATCCACGCTCCAGCCATTTCACGCCCCAGCGTTCGGTCAGCGCTTTCACGCGTTCGAGATCCCGATTCATGTCGATATACATCGTGCCTTTATATTCATCGATGCCATCTGTCGCGCGCCAGGTGCGCAGTTGCAGAAATTTATCCATGATGCCCGAAACGCCACGGCTGGTCATTTTCCCGCCGGTCTTGCGGCCGGTCTTCTGATCGACGCGTTCTTCTTCATCGTCATCGCCCATGCGGTGGTTCATATCATCGGTGACTATGTTGGTTGCGAAAGCAATATCCTTAAGATACAGCCGGTTTTCGTCGTTCACGTTGGCAGAGACCGGACCCCAGGCCCAGGCCTTGAGAATGCCTTCCACAATGCGGGCGGTTTTTGTGGCGTAGCGCTCAGTTTGGGACCTTTCGTTATATTCACGCATGAACATCTTCATCTGTTCTTTTACATCCGGATCGCTGATGATGCTCATGAGCGGTCCGCTGACCTGGCTGAGCCGCGCTTCCAGGGTGTAATCTGTCTGGGTTTCATCGATGTGAATCGATTCCTGTGCATTGAACAGGCGGTAAGTAGTCCATAGATTGCGGATTTCGGCTGTAATTTCGCCATAATTGGGAGGCAGGTGCCGTGGGATGCGCGGATGCGGCGCCATGGGTACCATTTCCATTGTCAGGCAGCGCGATTCTATGGCCTTATCATCGAACCCCTTCCGGGTCGCGATCACCTTGGGGCCGAACACGTTGTACATCTCAATTTCCATGTTCCCGTCTGCCGTTTTTTTCATCTTAGAAATGCCTTCATCCCGTTCAGTGCCGCCGTTCAGGATTTTGGCAATGATGCTGGCTTCATCGCTCTGGCCGAAGTCCGCTTCATTCAGGATCAATGTGCCTTTGTAGAAATCCAGGAAGTGATACAGACTGGCAGCGCTTGACCCGCCGGTGACATAGATCGGCCGGTAGCAGATCAGGCCAATCGCCTTCAAAAAGCGGGTCTTGCCCGTTCCATAGTCGCCCAGGGCGCGCATATAAGATGTTTCCATAAAAGCATCAGCAAAATAAGTGAAGCCTACATACTGCGGTGATAATTCTTCGAAAAAATCATTGCTGCCGAAATCAAAATACTTGTAAATATGCCCTTTTGTGATGGCCAGCAGCTCCTTTTCGGGCAGCGGTTTCTCATAGATTTCGGTGGGCATGCGCACGCCATTTTTGATCAGAATAGAGTTCGGCCAGATAGGCGCCAGGGTTCTGCCTTCGATGGTGATCTTTTCCACGTGCGGATCTACGCGGCCATCCGGGTAACGCACAGCGAACCAGGTGGCCACCTTGATCGGGTCAAAAACCAATTCGAGCAGATGACCCTGCACCCATCCGCCTGTGATCCGGTCTGGCTCAACATCCGATTCGGTCTTGGTGCCTTTTTTCTCACCACTCTTTAGCAGGCCGCGCAGATCGGCGACGGTTGAACCGGCTTTTTTGGCGACCCGCCGCAGGTAGAATTCCCGGTCTTTCTCATCCAGCTCGCGCAGCAGGTCAACCAGGCGATAAATGCCGAGGCGCTTGTCCTCATCGGGCATCTGGCCGACCTGTTCGGATACTGCAATGATCAGGGGCTTGGATAATCCAAGCAGCGCCCGGATGCGGATCTTTTGGTCATCTTCCGGTATGCCGCCTGTCTGCCATGCCTGGAGCAGCAGATTTGCGTCAACTTTCCCTGGTTCACTCATCGGTGTTCTCTCCGTCTTTCTGTGTTTCGGCCAGGTCTTCCACCTCTTCGACCTCGGCAATGATTTGCCCCTCACCCGGTTCCATATCTGACCAATCCACCAGCCGCACCAATGGCCCAATCGCCTGTGCCACGCGTTCGCGTTTGGCGCGGCCGGTGGGATCGTCATCGAGCAGCAGGTATTTTTTCTTGTGACTCTTGAGCCTGGCTTTTAGGCTTTGAATTCCTTCATCCTCCGCATGCACACCACAAAGAGCCACAGCGGCCAGGCCCCAGACCCCAAAGGTTTCAGCATCTGCAGGACCTTCGACAATGACACAATCTTCGGCATCCGCCCGATAAACATGGTTAAAGTAGGGTTGGCGCACTCCGGCAAGACATTTGGGCACGTTGTAAGATTTGATTTCCTTGGTTTTGCCTTCTGCATCCTCGAAGGTGTCGTAGCCGGGCAGGTTGCGCCTGGTGAAATAGATCGTCCTGCCTGCCCATTGGTGGGCATAGATGATCCCTGGACGGCCCATAAGGCCCGATACCTGGCCCCACTGTACCCAGTCGTGCTCGCTGACATCCACGTTGTACTTTTTTGACCAGGCAGCCACGTCGCCGCGGTAGCCCAACACACCAACAGCAGCAGGCGAAGCCGGATCAATTTCATACATTCCCAACTGTCCGCGCATCTCGTTATATTGCGCGTCAGTCTTTCGACCGCTGAAGCCCATGCCGCTTATACGGATGACCTCATCGCTGAAGCCACGCTTGCGTAGATAGTCGAGCGCGACCTCATCTTCCCATAACCATTTCACAAACAACTGTTGTGAAATTTCGAAGATGGAAAGCTTCAGCCGGTGGGCCTTGACCGCCTGGTCATCCATCTTGCCCCAGCCCGGGCGATCCAACCCGGCCCGGTCCGCCAGCCATTCAACCGCTGAGCGGAATTCCCAGCCTTTTTCTTTTTCAACCAGGGTGACAACGTCGCCGTTCCAGCCTTTCTCCGCCCAAAAAAAGTTTTGCTTCGCGGTATTGATCACCAGGCCACCCGTGTGTGGTACCCGGCGATATTTTCCAGAATCGCGCTCGAACTTATGCCCGAGATCCTTGACCACATCTTCGATCGGATTGGCGCGCTTGATGTCATCGACTGCATCTTCAAAATTGTTCCACATCGTTGCTCTCCATAGGTTTTTCACCCGTTTTTCTGGATTTTTTCTGAGTATTCGAGCACTGCCGCCTCTGGCCGGGTTTGGAATCGGCGGAAATTTCGCCGCCGACCCCTCCCCCCCTACCGTTCCACTTATGCGACATAAGATATGTGCTCTAACACCCTGATAAACTACTCAAATGCCCTGATCTGCCTGTCTTATGTCGCATAATGATTACTTATGTACCGCCTGTTCCTTTTTGTGGAGCGCTCGCGCCCATGGCCCATTGCGCAGTGTAATGGTGAAGTTTGGGAACTTTTCTACTACTGTTATATAGTTGACAACGCGCGCCCAAGACGCTCTACAAGATTGTTGGCACGTTCCACTGCCTGGTTGTCATCGCATGCAGTTATCTTGAGGCTCTTGCCATTAACCATATGAACCGTGTACCTGGTCATCCGACCTGCCCGTCTACGCCCAGAAGAACGCCTGATGTAAGACCCATCCCGTGATGTGCATATGCGCTGCGCCAGAACCTGCTCTATGCGTTCGCCCAGGTCAGTCGGTAGTGTGAACATATTGTCTGTCATGCCATCATCTCCTTGAAAGTAAGTTGATTGCGTTTGGCCCTGATTCGCTGACTTCGACTATTCATCTCAGCCAGGCATTGAATGTACGCATCCTGTTGATCTGTCAATCCGGGGATGACCTTCATATAGGTAACCTTGCCATCGTCATTCTTGTGTGAATACTTAAAACGGCTGGCCATGTAAATCCAACCAGAGTGATATTTCGTATCGCAGTAAGACATGATGCAGCGAATTTGATAAGGGAATGCACAATCAACAGGTGGTGCTTGCATCAGGTAGTCAAATCCAATCCGCTTCATACTTTCGCGAATGACCAGGCTTGCAGCGTGTGGAACATACTCAGATCCATCTCTCTGAATGCTTGGCGATAACCACACACGCGCCAGGTTCAGGATCTCCCAACGATCAAAGCGCGCTTTGCGCGCTTGCACATCCTGATAGCTGCCATAGGTAAGTTTGCCTGTATAACAGCGCGTGGCTTGCGGCCTGCCGTAGATCAAGCAGCCCACCGGTTCAGCACTCAGCCAAACAATATAAGCAAATGGTCGGCAACGTGGATCTACTGCTGTATGCCGGTAATGGTGCAAGATGACCTGTTCCTGTGCCCACTTCAACTGCTCTTTGTTGGCAGGTTCAATAATCAGGTTCATTGCTTTGCCTGTTCCTTTTTCCAATTCCACCAGCCAAACCAATTCGTTTCCCGCCACTTCATGCTTGCTGCTGTTTCTCGCAGCTTCTCACGCAAACCGTGCATTGTTTCAGGATCCCAACCATATTGCCAAAACACATCATCCATCAGCGCATCACAATCCAGTTTTCCGCCCGCGGTATAAATCTCCAGGCTTAATCCCAGCGCTGTCTGAATACTCTGGGCCGTCATCAACTTGCGGTACTTATGACCACCATTCTCGGCCATGACCGTCATAGCCATTAGCATCAGGCCTTGCATGTCAGATGCTACCCAGTGCATTTGTAAGCCGTACTTTACAGCCGCCTGCACGTACTTGTTGACGCTCGCTGTCACCCACACATAATCTTCAGTGTTAGGCATGATCTTGCTCCTCGTTTCCACCACCTACATCACCAAAAGATGGATTAGCCAAAGTAACGCTTGTAGTGCTTTCGAGAACGACGTCTGAAAACCCGCAATATTCACAACTGACCCGGGTGGCAGATATAAGAACACCATCCACTAAATCTTCCCTAATGAAAGATTCTGATAGTTCCCCGCCGCAACTCGGGCAACAATCATAATTAGTGCATTGAGGGCAGGCCCACTCTTTGACCGCGGGATCTATGCCAATTTCCATCCAGCCATCATCATGACCAGGCTCAACGCTTTCGTTACTCTTTCCGCATAAAACGCAGTTCATAGCGTCTCCTTCAGAAAGCTGAGATAAATGCGCTCTTCCTTCTGTTTTGGCGGGCGACATGGATAGGTTCCGCTTTGTTCGATCAGCTTGTATTGCTTGCCGAGGCCATGGATAACGGACTCAGCAACGCCCATAGCCTTGCCCTGCTCAGCCCAAACGCGGATCCTTATCACGGAACTGGGGGCATCAGCTGGTTCCGCGTCCAATTGCAGCCACACCTGAATCTTGCTGTCCCAAAGGTAGCCCGCATCCATAAGGCGCTGGTAAACTGCAGTTTGGTCGCCTCGAACCGGAAGGTTTAGTTCCCAGCATTTATCAAGTGCGGATGAGTATTTCACTGTCTTTTTTGGCATGGTTTCCTCCTAATACTTTTTAGCCAGTTTATTGAGTTCATCACGATAGGATTTTTCCTTTTTGGCGATCGCCTCCCAGATATCCTCGTCGATCAGTTCCCATATCTGATCACGGACTAAATCTGCCAGGGTGGCAGGCTCGACTGCATCCAGTTCCCAGGACGATTCGCCGAACTTCAGAAAATAATTTTCATAGCGCGAATCAGAGTCCTTTGCCGGATTTTCAGGTGGGTTCCACATTTGCACCTGGTCGTAATTCAATGCCAGGCGATGAACCTCGAAGGGATAGCCATCTCGGGTGAACAGCTCAAAGCGCTCTCGAATATCACGGGTCATATCGATCCCTGACGGGTCGTGATCGCCGAGATAGATAATGTGGAGTTCCAGGCCATTCCGACCAGCTCGCGCCAGCCGCTTTGATGCCTCATACATGGCGCTCGATGACGAATAGCCTTTGTTGGCAGTAAAGCGCACGTCCATTTCAGAGCAAACCGGCAGTAATATGCCGCTCAAGGCGTCCTTCTCGACAAACACTTCACAATAACTGCTCTGCCCATCCCAACGGTCCATCTTGAATGAGGCAGCAGCACTTTGTAGAATGTCCTTTGGTGTATCCCAATGAGAATTCACAACGCTTTCACGCCCACGGTCTTCGATCATGCCCCAGTCGAGCAAACCTGCCAAACGAGCATTCGAGACCATGTCGCCGGTGCGCTTATAGCTTTTGACGCTGTTTTCGATGAAATCACGCGCCACGAGTTGGTAGTACAACTGGCGCAATGACAAACGATAGCCCTGGCCCCGATATTCTTCCAGGATGGAATTGCAGATATCCACCAGCTTCAGGGAAGCCGTGTTGAACTTGTGATCCAAAAACTTCTCTTTCATTTCGCTGCCTTTTCCTTTCGGCGAATCTCCCGCCCTAGCGTCTGAATCATCGTTTTATTTGCGTTATGCTCCTGGGCATAATCAAGCGCAGCGCGAAACATATCCAGCGAGTAATATTGCGCCATCAAATGGGCATAATCTGCCCCGCTGCCCACTATCCTTTTGACTTCGGCAAAATTGACCCCCGGATGTTTCGCTTTTAATTTTCTTTCTTCGATGCGGCTTATCCTGGATTTAAGCAGTTTCGCCAGCGTCTTATAGTCGCGCTCAATCGCGATTTTCAGAGCCCCATTCAGCACATCCAAATCATCGATAAAATCCAGGCTGCTTCTGGCATCTTTTACAGAAGTGTTCACAATATTGCTTATCTCGTTCTTCTTTATGCTTTCCATTCTGCCATCCTTGCTTCGATCAAAACGCCATCGATTACATCTTTCATAGCAATAAAGATCCCGCATAGCGGCCTTTGCCAGTTATCCAGCACCTCTTGTATGCCAAGTTCCGATATGGTTTGATCCTTTTCAGGAAGGTGCTCAGCGCGGGCCTTCAGCCGAACCATGAAACATGAATGCATGCCGTGCTCAATCAAGAAATCCGGACCCATCTCTTTCATCGTTGTAAAAATAGTTGGGCAGTCAATAAATTCTCGAAAGATTGGCAGGTATTCATCAATCTGAGCCACATCAAGGAGGATGGTAGTTTTTGGGGCCCGGCGATAAAGTTTTTGATTTGCAGCGCTTGGGCTGTAACCATCATTGATCAAGGTTGGAGTGTGGACAAGAGATTTCATTATCTTGATGATTTCCGTTTTACCGGTTCCACGATCACCCAGGATTTGCAGGTTAATAATCCGGTTGGATAAATAGCGGACATGGGTGCTCATCGCATAGGCCGCCAGCAGGTCGTAATTGTTCTTGTTCTCAAGCCAGACAGATTGACAAATGTATTTGCGAACGGTCTCAAAAACATCCTTTGTTTCCATCTCTACGCTCCTACCGCCAGCTCAAGGTCCCGTTGACCGGGTTTGGCATAGCGGGCTGTTGTTGAAATACGGGCATGGCGGGCTAAACGCTGGACAACCGTCAGCGGGACAGATTGACCGTCTCGGCGATATTTCCCGTCCAGGGTGCGCTTACAGAACGTGTGCCGAAATCGATGGGGTGTCAAATTTGCAATTCCACAGCTTTGCCCCAGTGATTTCACCAGGCGCTGAATCTGGCGGCCAGTGAGCTGCTGGCTGCCCTTGCCCACAAAGAGCAGGCCATCTGCGGCGCCACGTACCGCAAGCCAGGCTTGCAGATCGGTAACAGCCTCATGATTGAGCGGGATCTCCGCAAACGTTCCGCCTTTTCCATCGCGAATTTTTACGGCGCCCTTACGCTCACTCATCAGTAGAGCAGAGACGCGCAAATTCACTACTTCGCTTTCCCGCAGACCGGCAAAAACCATCAATGCCACCATGGCCCGATTTCGAATTGCCTGCACCCGCCAAGCCTCAGTGGCTGCCGCGTTGATTTGGTGCTCAAGTGTGCGCAGGACCTTGTTGAATTCGTTGTCATCCAACCACAAGATCGGAGCCTCGCGCACATCCGCCGGGCGAATGCCTTCGAATGGATCGGCAGCCACGTGGCCAGCGCGCAACGCCCAGGTACAGAAAACCCGCAGTGAAGCGCGGCGCCGGTTCCAGGTCGATCCTTCCACGCCCTCAGCGTGGATCGATGCTTCACGCCAGGCGCGCAGATCCCGGCCAGTGAGCAGGGCGGGTTCGAAATCCTGATCCGCAACCTGCACGAACCAGTTAGCATAGATTTCCACATCACTGCGGTATGCATCGATGGTCAACTTGGATCTGCCTTCCCGTTCGAGCCAGTCGGTAAATTCAATGATCCAATGCGTGCTCATTTCGCCTCCCGGGTGATGACTTCCATGAACCGGCTGACTTCCTGCCAGGTCACTGTGTTTTCATTCATCAAGAACTCGGAAATCTTGCTCCAATCCTTTTCATCGATCCCGGCGATCAGCCAGGTGATGTCTTCGCAATGTTTGCTGATCTTCTTAAGCACACGCTGGCCAGCGGCAGAGAGTCTGGGTGTGGTGGAACGCGCGTGGGTCGCAAACAAGGATGCGGCGCCGCTAGGGTAGGTATCTTGTCGCATGGTTATTCACTCCGTTTGACAGGATGGTGCCGGATACCGATAAGAAAACTCCAGAGCCGTTCTGCTTCGCTGCCTTCGATGCTAATTACCCGGCTGACTGCAACCACGCCTTGAAAATCGCCGTCATTGCCGCTGATGATCTTGTCTTCAACCGATGTCATCGTCAGATCCAGAACTGCATCAGCGTGTACTATCTGCTTGACCCCAGGTTCTTCAGAAAAATCTATGTCGTGCGCCGGTGTGAATATCGCGTCTGTAACCTGGTCAAGGTTGATTACTCTATTCAAACTTGCGATCAGAATCGATTTCATTTATTCACCCTCCACTTTGCGGGCTTCCGCTAATTTGATGCTGGCTTCTTTGACTGCCAGCGCCATCAGACCGATTTTGCGGTCATCTAACTTGCCTTCCAGGAGTGCCTTGATGCTGCGTTCAACCTGTGCGAGCAGCATGCTGGCCTCATCGATCAGAGATCTGGCCGCATACGGCAGCGCTTTGCGGCGTGGGCGTGCCGCTTCTTTGGCAGCTTGTTCACGCTGTTTTTGATCCCGCTGGATGTCGCCGATAATCATCATGAAACCGCTGGCCACAAATGCCAAACTTACGAGCACGGCAGCCTTCCATGAAACGATTGCGACCAGAAGCAGCGTGACTGCATTCCCAATCGCCACCAGGATGGCCGTATACCCGTTTTTCTTTTCGCCCAACTTGCCTACCCAGGCGTTATACAGGTACGAAAAAACCGCCAGCATGATCAGATCCGCCACGCAAATCACCAGCAAAATGCGCCCGTCTTGTGCGAAACCATTGAGAAACTGTCCCATATCCATTAGAAATTCCCTTTTTGAGCTATGCTGATATGGGAGATATCCAGCCTTAACATATCTTTCATGTCTTTTTCCTTTCGATGCGTCCCAGCGGGACCGCGATAAGGTTCTGGTCAACCGGCGTCAACCGGTTGTAGTTGTGCCAGGCTGAGGGCGAAACTGCGTTCAATCTCAGCCTGGTTTCTTGAAATTTCTTCAAGAAGTAAATCCGCCAGCAAGTCGAAAGCGGCTTCAAAGGCTGTCCTTTTTATCGACGACGGCAGCGGTGTAAAGCGCACGGTCAACTCCAGTGTGTACTGCCTGCGCTTGTGGTTCACGGAATCGAACTATTCGTTGATCGGCTTCAGCACGGCCTGTTCAGGTTCGTCAGTCAGCTTGTTTTCAGCCTTCAGTCGCCCATATTCGGCATCTACCCACACCTTGAACTGGGCACCCTGCTTGCGCTGCTCCACCGCGCAGATCTGCTTGAACTTTCGGAATGTCTCCGGATCGACCGGCACTGTTTCATAATCTTTCATTCTCTTGCTCCTTCCGCGTTATAATTATTTAGAACTTTCAATCCACTCAAGGGAGAAAACCATGGATCTGACTGATTTCATTTATGAACAAGAGCGGCACCCACAAATCATTTCGCTGCTCTTGCGTGACGGTGTTGTGCTTTCTGGCCGATTTGCTACGCCTGACCGGCCCTCCGTGACTATCGGAGCCTGGAAGTATTCGAATGTCATCGTGCTCAAGTCTGTCATCATTGCTCGGGTCGGCGGCGATGTTGCCAAACTGCCAGAATTGATTGTTCCCCAGGGTGAAGTTGTCGCCTGGGGAACTGGCAAACTCACCCCTGCTTCTCTTCATCCCGCAGAACCGTCATCCGAAAAGTAGACCCGTTAGACAGCAATGCCGTGATTTCCTTCACCCGAGTCGGTCCTACTGAGCCGTGCTCGCCCTCGATGCGCATCAAGAAGAAACCTTCTGCTTCGCCCTGGGGCAGGACTGACTCCAACAGCCAGCGCGTGCCGTTGCACTGGTTTTGTGTGATTACGTTTGCTTCCTGTACCTTTTTTCCCATTTCATTGCTCCTTTTTTTGAATTGATCTAACCTGGAGAAACCACGTGCAAAAAAATGACATCTTTTTTGAACTTAAGCAATTTCTCAAAAACTCCCAAGACTTTTCAACTGTTCACTTCGTGCTGATGGGCGGCGCCGTGGTCACCGGAGAAATTATTAAAAATGATGATCCTGACGGTGATCCTGAATATTTAGTAACGACTTCCATCCTGCTTCAGCGAGCAATCGTGTATGGTCTTGTGGGGACGATCACCACTATTGAATTGCTCGATCTTCCATTTCAAAATATTTTGGCTTGGGGTTCTGGCAAAATTTCTTCTGGCCAGGCTGATTAGCACACCCAGTCTGGAACATCATTCAGAAACTTGCAGCCCAGCAGCCACATAATGTCAGTGATCGGCAGATCCAGATCACCGAAAACCATTTCCATTCTCTTGCGCCCGTTAGCAGATAAGCGCCGGTTTTGGTGTGCAATGCGTTGATTGGCTGATTCCATGTCTGGTTCTTCTTTCGACGCCGCCTGGTCTTCGGCAATAGCTACTCCCTGCATAAATGCATCGATCGCGCCATCATCAACAATGACAGCAAACCCTCTCGCAGTCCGGATAGTTCGCAGACCAAGATTGTCCTGGCAGATATTTGAAATGGTCCGTATCTGATGCTCACACGATTCCAATTTATTAAAAGCTTCAGTGAGATCATTGAAATAAATAACTCTCACAGGAGAGTCATTCTCAATCTCCAGGTGAATCAAATGGCTGTAATAAGTTGAAAGGTTTTGGATATATCGCGCGATCCTGACCGTTTGTGTTTCCATCTCATATGCTCCTTTACCGTGCAGCCACTGAAAACTTGACATCCTGGTAATACCCATCCACCAGGGTCGTGCGGACAATTGAAGTTACCGGCCTGAAATGCTCGTACCGCGCGCCACAGCAACGCAGGCAGTCATGACCGCGGCCAGCAGCCACACCAGCCGCGCTGACCAGGTTGTGGCACTTCGGGCACTCGTACTTCTTTTCGGTTTGGATCTTGATTTTGATTCTTCGTGCCATTGGTTGCTCCTTCTTACAATATTCAATTCATTAAACACATTATAACTATTTATAACTATTTGTCAATACATTAAACACATTATAACTATTTATAACTATTTGTCAATACATTAAACAATAAGTATCGGAGACTGAACGCCTTGTGTGTGAGAATGTTCAATATGGAAAACTTTGGAGATTGGCTATTGAACACTTTGCGTGATCGCAAAATGTCTCAATCAGAACTTGCTCGCCGTGCAGGCATAAGCAAAGGAACTGTTAGTAATCTTATTAATGGAACTTCTGGAATTGGTCAGGATTCATTAATAGCCATATCTCGTGCGCTTAATCTTGACCGATCAACAGTTTTCCGTGCAGCCGGATTGCTTCTGCCAACGTCTGATGACCCCTGGGTAGATGAGATGGAACATAAAATAAGTCAATTAACTGGCATTCGTCGTAAGTTAGCTGAAAGCTTATTGAATTCACTTCTTGACGAACAAGAACGCGATGCTTCAAGCCCATCGCAAACCAAGCCAGCGCTTAAATAAAATATTGCCCTGGAAAGGGCTTATATATTCTTGGGTGGAAATGAAAGGATCTTACAATCTAATGCGTCGTCGTCTGAAATATCTTCGCGCCACCGCGCGCGCGATCTTATCAATCACAGTGAACACCTTGCTCGCTTTGCAATACATCGAAACTTTACGAATAAATTTGCGCGGTGCCTTTTTTCCACAGCAACACATTCGACCTAGAGATGTTGTGCTGCCTGTTTTATATGTGCAAATACTCATTTTTGTAATAGCGTCCCAGCTCCATTCTGAATTAGCCATCACCTTTGGGACTATTGGAAATCTTATCCTGGTCGGCCTGGCAATTCTGCCATCGACATTCAAAAAAATTTGATGCTTATCTTCACTTTATGAATCAGAGAGGGAAAATTCAATGGATAACTTACAACTGGGCATCGATGCGTTAAAGGCTGGAAAGCGTGATGAAGCCCGCAAATTTTTAGCTGTAGCCATCAAGGTGAATGCAGACAATGAACGCGCCTGGCAATGGATGTACAACGCTGCTAACAACGATATGGAACGCATACAATGCTTAGAGCAAATCTTGCGTGTTAATCCACAAAACAAAACAGCCAGCGAAAAGCATTGGGAATTATCTCAAGCGACAAGTAAGGCGCTAAAGCTTCCAGAATCTAAAGACCTCGATGATTTTGGCGATAAACTGGGCAACTGGGTAAATGGATCACAAGAGTGGTCTGAGATGGATAATTACGCAGCAAAACTGGAAAAGAGGAAAGCAGAAAACGCTCCTATTCAGGAACTGATCAACACAAGCTTAAAGAAATGTCCCTATTGCGCAGAAATGATTCAGGCAGAAGCCAATGTATGCAAACATTGTGGAAAAACAATTAACTTCACGACCGCGGAAAAATTGAATGCAGTCGGTAAGTCGATGAATAGCTTGGGGAATATGCTAATAGTGTTCGTCACAATTCCAATTTGTTTGTGCTTTTTACTTATATTTCTATCGTCGCTTGGACAAAAATAACATAACTACTTCAATATTAAACACAAAAGCCCTTCCAATATTGGAAGGGCTCTGAAAAAAGATATTTCAAATACGTGGAATAAGCGCCATCAACAAAATGAGAGTTACAAGGATTGCCAATAAAATTTGAACACTGATTTGCAAATATTTCAAACGGTTCAGGATAGGAGCGTTTTCATCAATAGCGTTCAATACCGAACTCAACTGCAAACGAATTGCATCCAGATAGGTTTTGTTTTTGTATGAAGTTGTTAACTCATCCCAATCTGCCTTCATCGGTCCAATAACATTTACAGGCCAGAGGGCCGAGATGCACATGATGATCAGAGCAATATAAAGGAAAACCGCAAAAACTACTGCAGCTTGATAAAAAGCCAACCAATCCGGGCTGATGCGCGCAGATACAATTTGCATTGCGCTTACCAACGAAACGATCAAACTGGCTGCACTCAACACAGCACGCACGTTATTTTTGATCGAATCAACTCCAGAAATCTGCCGTTCATATAATTTTTGCATTTCCTCTAAAGGAATTTGCAGGTACAAAGCCTCATTATCATTTTGCGATTTCACTATGGCCTCCAAGCTGGTCAAAACTTCCACATATTTTTATCATAACACTTTCAAAACAAAAAAGGAATCCCATGCGAACAACAAATAAAACCATTCAGCGCTTATCAAAATCCAACACACCAGACAAAAAACCGGATAAAAAACCACTTACCGAATCTGATGCCGGTCAAAAAAAACCTGATATACGACCACAACCCACAACTCCAGATCGTGATAAAAGCGTAAAGAAAGCTCCAGATAAAATGACTCAAGACCTTGATGAATAATGCAATGAAACCCTGGTAATCAGTAAATATTATGTCTGACTATCTTCCTCCCCCTACAACTTTGCCATCAGGATCCACACTGTGGACCTATTTGCGCGATTCTGGTGGTCCCATGCAGGATCGATCCGTCGCGCAGCAAAAAGCCGAAGTCCTGGCCTTCTGTGAGCGTTATGGCCTCAACCTGACGCTTATTTTCGCCGATGAAGCGCGCTCAGGCGGCACGGTCGTTGGCCGTGAGCATTTTAACGAAATGATCGACCTGAGCAGCAAACATGAGTCGTCTCTTCCGGATGGCCTGCTGATCTGGAATTATGCCCGTTTCGCGCGCGACCTGGATGATTCCCAGTTTTACAAATCCGTTTTGCGCAAGCGCGGATTCGTAATTCACTCAATGACCGACCCGATCCCCGAAGGTCCCTATGGCCAGATCGTCGAGATTATCATTGACATCGCAAACCAAGAGAAGAAACGTCAGGTCAGCCGGGATGCCCGCCGCGGCCTGCAGGACCTCGTAACGGTGTTTGGCTGCGTGCCGGGCAACCCCCCGGCAGGTTTTATGCGCCAACCCATGGAAATCGGCTTACGGCGTGATGGATCTGTCCGGACTGCCGCGCGCTGGGTGCCGGATCCGGCGATGATCGTCCGCATCCAGACCGCCTTCAAAATGCGCGTGTCAGGATCGTCCCTGGCAGATATAAATGCCGAAACGCGCTTGTTCACTTCACTTACATCCTACCAAACCTTCTGGGCCAACAAAATTTATATCGGCACCCTGGTTTATGGCACCTTGACGATTGAAAATTATTGCAAACCCATGATCGATCTGGCTACATGGACGAATTGTCAAATAATATCGGCCCGCTACACTCAGCGCGCTCAGCTAAAATCTGTTGCAGACCATCCCCGGCGGGTAGGGTCCAAGCATCTGCTTTCCGGCCTGATCCGCTGTGGCCGGTGCGGGTCGCCGTTATGGGCGCACACCACCAAAAAGAAAAACGGCGACATCCAATCCTACCGCTGCACACGCGGATCCCGGCGCCGTGATTGTGACCTGCCCCATCTTCCGGCCTACTCGCTTGAACAGGGCATCATTAATAAATTATCCGAGATCCTGCGTGATCCGGACTACTATACCCAAAGTTACCGGGCCCTGCAGCGGCGCCAAACCCAACGCCTCGAAGAGCTCGAACAAAAGCGCATCGGCCTGCAAAGCGACCTGACGGCTGTGCGCAATAAGATGAACAATATCACCGCCGCCATCGCTGACCGTGGCCATTCACGCCCGCTGCTTGACCGACTGGAAGCGCTCGAAGCTGAACAAACCGAACTAAAAACGGCCCTGATCGAAATCAAGACCGCCCAGGAAACACCCCTACAAAATCTATCAGATGAGCAGCTTCAGGCCTACGCGCTTCACATGGCTGATTTGATTACCACGGCTGATCCACACGCCAGGCGTGTCATTCTCCAGGGCCTGGTGTCAGAAATCCGCATGGATCGTCACGATGACCAGCTTACAGGTGAAATGGTCATCTATATGGACACAGAAGATGAAGCCACGCCCCCTGAGAACCCACCAGACGCCCCAGGGGGCATGAAATTGAAAGGTATGCCTACGCACCACGGGCCTTTGGTGGCTCCTAGCTTTACGCATACCGTAGCCATTCAAATACAGATAAGAAGAAAGCCCTCATCACGTCGATAAGGGCTTTCTTCTTAAATACTCTAAATCATCCCATGGTCATGAGATTCTCCTGAACCAATCGCATGACACTAAGGCTGGTTTGCTTTCGACAGTTTGAGGATGACAACCTATACCAATCTGGTCTATAGCTCCAATATCTGATAATCCTATCGAATAAATTATAGAATAGGCATCGCCACTTGTTGAATATCTCCAAATTACGTCAGTAGCGGTAAATTCTATTTCAAAATAGGCTGTCATTGCAGCTAAATATCCTGAAATTCGTTCATAATTTTCTGTTTCTCCTGTCGAGTCAAGAATAAATACAGGAAAACCACCATAACTAGTATGCGTTAAGAGGCCCGCAAATAAAGCTCTGCCTGATGATGAAACTCGAATCGTTAAACCAATCCCCACAAAGTTATTTCGCATGCTTTCAAGGTTCACTTTTGCCCTAAATTTACATGGTCCAGTGGGCAACGTTTGAAATATGTCGCAATGTCGATAATACTCATTAGCCGCATTCGCATGTCCTAATATTACTTTCGATCCTGTAAAAGTAATAGTTGACGATGCTCCCGACGAGATAATAGCAGTCCATTTTGAATCTAATGATGATCCATCAAACTCATCATCCATAACATCTGGCGATGTCGGAGGCATATCTGGGCTACTTAGAACCCAAGCCGGGATCACAGGAATAGATGGAAGCGTTATTTTGGTAGCCGAATTGCTAACATCATCTTCAATAACTGCACCAATGATGTTTAGGTTCGGTCGTGGCGTTATTGCTGAGCCATTATCCTGGATAGTATGACCTGATCCGCCGGATACCGATGTCATGCGCAGGATTTGTAAAGTGGAAGTTACCAATGGCGCACTTGCGAGAGTAAAACCTAAACCATCCATGTCCATTGTTATATTACTGATGGAATCGGCTGCGCCATCAATAAAGACGATTATTGCTAGAGCTGCTGGCGAAAAAGTGAAATGTGTCTCCATACCTGTAACCTGAGACGTAAGATCAATTAATTCAGCTCCAAGCGTTCCTCCACCGCCAGTATCAAGTGTGACTTGTCCATCGCCCTCATCAATCAGGGTATCGTTGCTAACTACCATTGTCAAAACATTGTTAACGTCAACAGTTCCATCAACCGTTTTGATAGTTATTCCCGTAGGCGGTATGGTTGGTTTGTTCAATATTTCTGCATCGCCGCTGGTTGCATTCCAGTCGGCATTGACGTTGGCTTGCGCGCCAGGCTCAATACCCGCTAGTTTTGTGGCCGCAGAGCCAGGCATTAGACCGGATGCGCCGTCTGGAATCACATCTGGTATTGGGTCACCCCCTGTAGATATATGTTCATTGCCATGGTGTTCAAGCACAGTAGTAGATCCATTATTGGCACCGGTAAATCTTAGGTCAGTGAAATCATTGTTATCCTTATTTTTTCTGAATTCCTTCTGGCCAGCAAATATCTTTACCGCACAAATGCAGTTATCTCCCTTTACAGGTGTGGGAATATGGCTGGGCACCAAATTTGACCAGCCAGTTATTTCGGTACCATTGCGAACTACAAATGCCCCTGACAAATCAACTGCTATGATCGCATATCGCGCTTTTCCTGCAGTCGTTGGCACGCTCGATGTCAAATCGACTATCGTTTTAGCCGTGACAATTTTCCAGCCGATTGAAGTAAGATAATTTCCCGGATAGATTACAACTTTGGGTTGACCTGCAACTGGATGGTAAAGCGAGAGATAAATCACCTCACTCTTTACATAAGGCGCATCATAATTCGGCCATTCATGCTGTTCACGATGCGGTCCAATCCCCATCGCTGGAATTTCGCCACTGTATACATTCCACGCGCTCAAGACCTGGGTCACATCCGAGAAATTGTCAGGATCCATGCCAACAATGACAGGCTGCTGATAAAAGTTCGGTACGCGCGTGTTAATAGCCTCAATCACTTCACCAGTCTGCAACGTAACGTAAATCGTAAATTGCTTACCTGCAATAGAAATTTTTCCTGTCGCCAGATTGCCAATACAGCCATGCGATATAAATGGCTTTTGCTTATAGGAGCTTAAGCGTTTTCCAAGAACATCGTTCGTCTTTTTCATACTACGCCCCCGCCGGACAAACATTATTTAAATTAGTTGGTCCCAAAGCTGCAGAACGCTGGGGAATAGTAGCTGAGTAATACAAGTCAATAAAACCACCTACAGTGAAGTTTCCCGGACTGAAATAATCCCCACTGATTATATAGTAGCTGACTATTGGTGCCAAAAAACCTTCGCTGACTTTGTAATGGCCTACGTACGATGTGTATTTTCTTCCGAGACCAGCGCTCTCTATAGCGATAGGACCGGCGCTTGAAATACCACTCCAAATTACATACGCATATAAGTCACCGAATTCTTCATAACCGTCTTCGGTAGATAAATGAGCTGATAGCTGGAAATTATAGTTGAGTATGCCGTTATTATTGGCCCCCGTTCCAGTGAACGCAAACTGGATATGACCATGCGTGGGGTCATATATAGGGCGAAATAACGTAACGTTGGCTGTTTGACCACCTTCAAAAGGTCCATCCAACCTATAATCTGTACCTTCAATTTCACAATATAGAGGCGCAGGGGTAGCATCCAGACCTTCGTCCAACTCCAGTTCAAACCCTGCCACGGTTGTGGCTGTTGATGGTGAAAACGCCACGTTCATGGTATAGGTATCGCCCGAGCTCTCTGAAACGGTTACGATGCCAGACACTAAACGCGCATAACTTCCGTCGATTCCATAACAGTGTAAATGATTGTATGCTTGTCCTCTATTGTTAATAGTAAATTGCATCGTGGTCGGATTATCGGCTGTTGATGATCTAATCGTGCAAGGGTTCCAGGTATGAGCAATACGATCGCCATCACCACGCAAAAAGGCCTTATCCCATGCCATATTGACTGTAGTAGCCGGGCCCGTATCATTGCAGTTAGCGGGATCCGGCAACCCAGGTTCTGGTTCGGGTGGTTCAGGAGTCTCAATATTATGTATTGGGGGATAAGATGGCATTGGTACATTAATCGAATTATTGGGATCATCCGGATTATCCGGATCATCTAGAATCGGAATATCCCCATTAATACCAATCTCAGCGAAGGTTTCCATCTCAGCATCATATGTTGGCAACAACGTTCCATTGACCACATCCCATGAAACGGACCGCACAATGGCCCGGCCTGCATATGCTACTCCGCGCGGTGTATCGCCCGCAGCAATGTTCAACAAAATATATTGCCTGGGTGCGATATCGATCATACGATTGATTGCAGCCCCGGGGATTGTGAACTCATAGGCTCTGTTCTCATGTCCTAATATCAACCCGGCCAACGCGTTTTGCTGAGATTGCGATGATGCTAATAGACCATCTTTAGAAAATGGTGCACCAAAATTTTTATAGATGTGTCCTGCTGCCAAAGAATAAATTGTTTTTGTCGAAGCACCGGAAGTTACCAGGCCCGTCAAAATAACCTGCGATGATTCCGATGTTGGCAAACGCTGAATATCCAATCCATCGCGCCAGTCAGTCTTTTCCAGAGTAATCACTTCCGGGATTGATGTGCGGTCCGCGTCAGCAAGATATTGGCTGTCAATCTGGTTATATAAATTTCCGAAATGATCACAGATAGGCTCTGCCATAATTCGGTCAAGGATGCTTTTTAGTTGGGCCCAAACAGTACCTTCTGAACCTTCCAGGTGCGGAGCTGCACGAGTGTCGCCCGTTGGGTAAATATCAATCAAATTGTTGGTTGTGCTGCGCCAGGTCAAAACTTGCCAGATTGCAGCATCAACGGTCAGATTACTGAAATGCGTCCAATCGTTTGTGCCATATTTCAAATCGAACGGAATGGCGTCGATCTTATCCAACCAATGCTGTGGTCCGTATGCGCTAATTGATACCTTTCCACTTTTTGGATCGCTGACCAGGCTCTCATCATCAACCCAACCACGAAAAACGATATTTTCACGCCCCGAAATCGGTCCAATACTGCCTTCCACGCCCTGATAAAAATCGCGCGAAAATATGACGATCTCAGCTTGATCTGGCAAGCTGCTGAGCCCGGCTTCAGCGTAAAATGTTAAGTCACATCCCCATCCTTTGTCAGAAAATTGCCCATTTAACGCTGTGATTTCGAACTGCGTGACAGGCATACTTGTTTTCGAAAACACATAAACATCGGTATACCGCGTCTTGCTGACACCGGCCACAGTAATCGCGCAGGCCGCCTGGTATGTCCCCGCTGCGTTGTACGTTGCGGTTGGCGTAGCTGTTGCGGCGCCGGTAGATGATACGGCGCCAGGGAACGACCAGGCAAAGGCAAGCGTCCCGCCTGACAGGTTCCATGATCCGGATGCATTAAAACTAACAGTAATACTTGACCCGGTCAACCAGGCCACAGTAGGCGCGCCCAGATTGACAGTTGGCACCGTTGCCGAATGCTGAGCACTGTAGACCACATCACAATCCATCAGGGCAGATCCATCCGTGCGCATGGTTGGATGCTTCGGATGCCAACCATAATGGTTCAGAACGGTTATATGCAGGTTATCAGCCAATTTAATATCGGAGATCAGGCCGATAAAAAGCTTATTGGATGTGGCTGCCTTGCGAACACGGCATATGCCAATATCATAGGCGCCTGGCGTAGATCCAATGTAGACGGTCATATCCGGCTTTACCGCAGTATAGTCGCCAGTGGCAGTGTCGTATTTTATTGCCTTGACCTTGTCATTTGACGAAAATGTTTGGTTGATCCTCGCTGCAAATACAACCGTTCTTGGTTGAATGGCCAGGTAATACCGGTTCCATTGCTGATCGCCTCGCAGTTTGATAAGTTCTGGAGAAGTCAAGGCGCGCGTCATGGAATCACCACCAGGTTCGTAAATTCGATCACCAGACCCATATCCCAACCATTTTCCTTATTTTCTGTTAAAGGCCAGTGCATCGTTACGCTGTAATTCGCAAATGATCCATCATTCCGCTGGGTAGCAATATATACTTCCGCACTCCTTCCAGGACAAAACGCTTTTAACGCATTTCTGGCAGCAACATTTTCAGATAGCGCAAATGTCCAACGCGCCAGCGGTGATCCGATTCCGCGCGTTTGACCATTACCCAAAATAATTTCATCCTGGGCATCCTGCCACTCAAAATTTGGAATGGGAAGTGGCGATGCGAGCGCATCCAGAGCTGTCATGGTTGTAGTAAGCCCGATCTTATAGCCCATCGTCATTGTGTCATGCTCCTAATAGTTTTCGTGTCCAGACCTGCATTCTGCGTTCACTTTCGACCTGCATACGCCTGGCTTCGTGGATGCTCAGACCATCCGCGAAGTTGAGTGTCTGATAGCTGGTTGCCCTGGCCATTTGCTGCACTGGCCTGGATGCGGCGCTGGCCACCATCGCCGGTTGAACTGCACTGTTCAAACCATTGATATAACCAACTCCACTCATTTTTCCAAACCAATCGAACTTCTTTGATGGCGATGCTATTTGTAATGTTTGCTTGAATGCATCCATCACCGCATTTGCAGCGCGTTTAGCTGCCTCGATCAAAGCCCCGATCCCATTAATGATCCCATTTACAATCCCTGAAATGATATTCGCTCCAATTTGGCCCCAATCGATCTTGAATGCGTCCGCTATACTTGTGGCGATTTTCCTGGAAATATCGGTTAATGTTTTCCACGCATTCGCAAAATACAGCACGACCGAGTTCCACATTTGATTAATATAAAACGGAATGATCACCCCCAGCATCTTGACCGTATCAGTGATGCCCATGAAATTTGTAGAGAAGGCCCAATACAATAACCCTATCGCCGCCGCGACCAGAGCAACCACGGCAATGATGGGCAGAGCCGCACCAATAAAGCCCACAATTGCGGGAATGACAGTGCCAGTGATGACCGTTCCGATGGTTGCGAATGTTGGCGCAATAAGAGCTGCACCTGTAACCACTTGCGGCCAAATCGCAGTTATCTGTAACACGAACATCAGCAACCCGCCCATGGTTGAAAGTACTGGGCCTAATGCTGCGGCTAAACCTAAAAAGACAATAATATTTTGTTGCGTCGATGGCGATAGGTTATTTAAAAATCGTAGAAGCTGATTAAACACAACTAAAGCATTCCTGGCCATAGGCAGTAAGTTAGTTCCAAAATCAGCCAATAGATCCTGAATAGATTTATTAGCCTCTTTCATTTGTCCGGCTACTTCTCCACCAGTACGCGCAATATCTCCCTGGGCATACGAAGTTTGTTCCAACACGAGCGCATTAACTGCCAAGATTTTATTTTGCGTTGTTAGCTCATCATTCGTTTTCATCAACCCCATCGAAACGGCTTTATCTTTTACAATTTGCTGATCGAGTAGAACGCCATATTTTCTGATCGGCTCCATTTCTCCACGATATGCAGCTCCAATAGCGGTAATCGCTTCATCGGACGATGTGTTCTTGGCTGACGCCAAATCGGCTGCAAGCTGTGTGTTTTCTTCAGCAAATTTAACCAAATCATTGCCCGCTAATTTTGCAGCCTTACCAAATATGGCAAAATCATTAGCCGAATCCAGGGCTTCCTTGCGAGTCATTTGCAATTTGGTATTAGCATCTTCAGCCCACTTCAAAATATCCTTTGACATATCGCTGAAGATGACCCCTGTCAAACTTTTAGATTCGTTTAAATCACTAGCCAATTTAATTGCTGCACCACCTGCTGCAAGTAATGGTAAGGTCACGCCAACAGTAAGCATGTTACCTACGTTCTGCATTCCCTGCCCCAGCGCCATGCCTGCCTGGCGTAGCTGTTGTATTTGGGTTTCTGCATTCCGAACAGCGGTGGCGGCAGTATTGGCATTTGCTTCCAGCTTTTTCAAACTGGCTGCCGCTGCTTCAATCTCTTCCTTCCCTGCCTTTCCGGCTTTTAATTTGTCAAGTTCCGCGCGGGCCGCAGCCACAGCCGACTTGGCCGAATCCAAACCTGATTTAAGTTTATTCAGCCCACCACCAGCCAGTTCCATGGTTGACTTAAAGTTCTTCAGCGCGTTGACCGCCTGCTGCACCCCGGTCACGACGCCGCTGCTATCTAGACCTACCTTCCCATATGCACTGCCTACCAGCATATAAATCTCCTTACCAGGTTCCGTCCGGTTTGATCTTGACTGTGCCGAACTTGTGCAATAATCGCGGATCTAAATAATTTTGCTCGCCAGCTTTTTGCGGACCAACTGGCTTGCCATCTGCCAGGTCTTTTTCTACCTGTCTACCAACGATCATTGCCGCATAATCAACCTGGAATGATCCCCAGGGCGTTTCCATCCCCAGAAATTCGGATGGTCTTTTGCCGTATGCCTCACCCAGGCTGTGCAGCGTCCACAAGTTCATTCTGTTCGCTGCGAAAGGTTTTTACTTGTTCAACCTCCCGGTTGGCGTGATTGAAGATGGCCATCTTATCGTCTCCGGACAATTCAGATAACGCCAGATGATCTTCATCGGCAACATCTGCGATGGGTGGGTCTACCACGCAGATCTTGACCATCTCATTGATCAGCTTGCCAAATTCATTATCTGAGCTGAACATGGAAAGGTCCACCTGCTCACCATTACCTACCTGATTCATAATTGAACCCATCAATGTCTCAGGAATATTGCCATTAATAACCAGATCCATAATGCTGGCATCACGCACAGACACGGTCAGCCCGGATGGCAGTGATAATTCCTGTGTGCGAGATGCGCGCCAGGCCGCCAGTTGTTCGCGCTTTGCTTGTTTTGATTGTTCCAATGCTGCTTTATCCATGATTCACCTTTTCTCTTCACTCTCCCCAAGTTTTCGCCTGGGGAGAGTTAGAAGGAATTCATTTATGCATCCGCAGGTAGGGTAGCTGCGGTCTCATTTTGTACGAGTTCCCAATCCAACGCTTCGCCTTTGAAGCCGCTATTGGTGAACTTTCCATCTTCATAGGGCGCATCCATGCCTTCTGTCAGCTTGGCATTGATGATATGCACATGGATATCATCCGCACCTACCCCCAGGGACTTGCCATAGATATCGAAATAGGGGTAACGGTTGCTATCGCTACTGGATAGCGTTTTTATCTGGTTGGGCGTTGTGCCGGTAGTGTCCACCGTTAGCCCGGTCATCATCGCGTATGCTTCCAGTGGCACACCCAGGCTGCCCATTTCCCATTCAACGCCGTCCGGAACGCTGGCCAGCGCTACAAGACGATCACCCCCACGCCCGCGCGCGCTGATGACCTTCTCTTTGAACTTCAAGGTTATACCGGCAGGTAATTCCTTAACTACCGCGCCAACCTTGATTTTTATCTGCTTGATGCCCATTGGCTGATCGCCAAATCCTGCCATTTCAGACCTCCATTTGAATGTGAATTACCGTTTGCGGATTACGTCATATCGTTGAACGGCCAGCGATGAAGCCAGAGCATCATCAGTTGACCGCGCAATTTCATTGTTAAACTCAATCTCCCAAATGTTGACCGCGTGATAGAGATTGAGAATTGCTAAAACTCTGGCCAGCGCAACATCGATAACTGTGTAGCCGGTGCGCTGGTAGAAGTAGATCGTCAACGAAGTTTGCATCGCGCTGATCTTGTTGTGAACAGCAGTCTCTGTACCAGTTTTGACCAGTGCACAAGGTTTAATCTCATTATTTGCATCGAAAGCCCCGGGCGTGAGCTGGCGGGAAATTTCAACAGCATCATGCACGCCGCCGGTCAAGATTGCCATCAGGGCGGTATCGGCTTCCAAAAGGTCCTTGATATCTCCGGTCAGGCTCATTTCATCACCTTTTCCAGTTCTTTCTCCGTGCCCCATAGCCAGGTATTAAGCGCCGCGTTTTCAGCTGCCAGGTTGGCGCTTGTGCCACCCACATTGGCGCTGTAGGCATCCATCTCCGGCCAGGCCTGGCTGTTATCTAGCCAGCCGCGCATGTTGGCAACGAATTCATCGTCACTCATCGAAACGGCCACTTTGTAGCAAAGGCATTGAGGATGCAGCGGCAGGGTGATGCTGCCAACTTCGTAAATTCCTTTGCCATCATCGCCCTCGTTGATGACATCGTCGCAGATGTCCGGTTCAGGGTGACCAGTAGAAAGCACGATCCTTTCCTTTTGTACCCATGGCGAGGCTGCCAGTTGCCGAGTGGTTGCATCAGCATGGATAGCCTGAATTTCAGTGCGCGCCATGCGCAGCGCCTTGTAGGCCACGCCCTGACCATCACAGGCATCACCGGTCACCAGGCCCTGCAGATCGCCGCTGGCAATATCGCTTTTGGTCAGGCCATACAATCGACTGGATGTCCAACGTGGGCAATCCTGGCTTGATCCAAGATATTTTTCAAGGTCCTTTGCCAGGCTCCAGGCGTCCTGCTTGGATGTAATAGCCTGGACAATCAATGTGTTAATATCTTCGCGTGTTTCGCGATCAAAGCGCCAGACCCGCCCGGATAAATTTAGACCGTTCAGCACACGCGTATTGGCCTGATCGATCAGCATACGGAATTGCTGCTCAACCCAACCGGCATAGGCTGATCCCTGCGCCTCGCTGACCATCTTTGGCAAATCTGCAAAACGGCGCTGGTGCTCCTCGGCCAGCAGCGCAAACGGCAGGCGCGCGGCCTGGCGCATGCCCGCCTGCATCAACTTCAGGATCTCGCTTTGCACATCGCCCCAGGCGCGCAGGATCTCAATTTGCGCCTGGTAACTAGAAGCGCCGTCGAAGACACCATCGCCATCGGCGCGCTTGATCAGGATCGCCCGCGCCTGGCGCGTAAAATCATTGATGCGCAAATGGATTTCTCCGGTCACCCAGAGATGGATGCGGGCGAGGGCCGCGATCTGCGCAGCCTGCAGTTTACTGGTCGGGATCTCGCTTAGCTTTTTTGCCATATCAGATGCTCAAGCCTTTCAACATTCCGGCAAAGCGTTCGCTATCCGTTCCGGAGGCGGCCGCCAGGGTTG